TACTGGTTTTACCCATTCACCATGAGTTACTTTATCTTCCCACTTTCTATAATCGTGAAGTGAACCAATTTTCTTATAATCATCTGCAGTGAATAATTTACCATCCGATTTCTTTCTCAAACCACATTGGTCTTGTAATCCACCAGTCACATTGATAATCGCAGGTGTTCCTGCCATGATTGATTCTGCAGTTGTTAATCCAAATCCTTCGTTACCTGCTATGTTGATTGTACAATCTGCTATATTATAAATGTAATTTAATTGTTCTTGGTCTATTCTATCTGTAGAAAAAATTACTTCTGCATCTGGTGCAATCTTTTTTTGTACTGCCATCAAATCAGTACCATTCTGGTCTATCGGATTTGTGTGCATAATCAAAAGAACCTTATCTCTATCTTCTTCTGGTAATCCTTGTCTAAACTTTTCGAACGCCCATATCACATCTGATGGTTGTTTTCTTCTGATATTTCTATTCATCCAAAACAGAACAAATTTATAATCTTTATCTCTTGTTACTCTGTTTTTAAAATCAACAGGCACATCTACTGGTTTGTAAGTATCTTGATTGATACCGTGAGGTACATAATCTACTTGCCAATCTTCGAGTGGAATATTTGTTTTGGTTTTGATTTTTCCAACTCTACTTACGATACCAGTGGTTTGTTTTGAAATACATCCCAACCAATCACATGATTCGTAATAATCTCTGTTATAATCTGGGTCTGGTAAATCATCCCAAATATGATAAAATAGAATCGGAATGTTTTCTCTGATTTCAGATTCTATTTCGTATAACCATCTCCAATATCTTGGGTCTGTAAAGTGTAGTATTGCATCGGGTTGGTGTCTCATGATAAGTTGTCTAAGAATATTAGCATCACCGTACCCTGTCCAAGGCACAATTTTCAATGATGCATCTTTTATTCCTGTCTTTTTTCTTACATCTTCACCCAAATCCATTTCCTTTCCTTGTTCAGGATGTTTTACTGCTGCAGCTAGTTGAACCCAATCAAACCTATCTACAGTTCCGAAAACGAATTCTTTGGATACAGTTGCGATACCAGATGTCATTCGTAGGTCATCTGATAAGAGTAGAATTTTCTTTTTTGCCATTAACCTTTATTTAAATTGTATCTAAATTGTTCTAAATCTTCTTCTATCATTCCAATGCATTCTTGGTGTTGCACCTAAGAATTTCATTCTTCCAACTTTTTCATTGAAATCATTTCTGAGTCCATTTAGTTGGGTGTTGCCATTATCTTGATTTTTAATATCGTTTGCCATTTTTTTTACCACAAAAATAAATTAAAATTGAGAACCACTTTCTAATAAATTGTTATATTTGTTAATTTCACCTCTGAACTCTTCATCTTCAACATACTTGTTTAAAGACCTATTGACTAGTTTTTGAAGTGTGATGTTTGAATCAAAAGATAGTTTCTTAAATTTTGAATAAACATCTGTTAAAATTTTTACTGTTGTAAGTTTTGTTTTTGCCATAATCTCTCCTTTATGTTCTTATATAAATATATATTTATTTACAAAACATAAAATTAATTCCACGCGGGACATAATCCCCTTTGTTTAAACTCACACCAATCACAAGGTTTACCCTTGTTTGTAAAATAATCCACTTGTAAATTGTGTTTACCATCATCATTAAATACCGTTTCTATGAAGTTCATGAAGCCCCTCCAAGCTTTATTGATTGAAGGTTTTCCATTTGCTGGAATATGTGTTGAAATTCTTGGTATAGGAAAATCTGCTCCTTCCCATAATTTTCTTTTTAGTATCTGAAATTCTACATGAACTTTATCTAATGGTAATCCATATTTTTCAGAGTATATTTTTTTATAAAGAAGTATTTGTGAGTTTTTTATCTGGTCTCTTTTCTGATATTTATTCCACCCTCTTGTTGAAGTTTTTAAATCAATAATAGTAATTGAGTTATCATATAAATTTCTTAACACCACATCAATAAATCCAATAAAATGTACATTAGGTTTTATCTCAGCGTTTAAAGGTAATTCTATTGCCTCTAACTTTTGTCCTTTCTTTGAATACCACTTGGCTAATTTAGATTTGAAATACTTTAGAATCTGTCTACCATCTCCAAAAAACTCTTCTAATTCTATTTGTGTACAAGGTAATCTATCTCCTTGTTTTTCTTTTTCTTTTTTAAATTCTTCTATGAGTTTATCTTTAAGTAGAATCTCTAAATCAATCTCCATTGCTTGTTTCTTGGTTACATTGTACATCACATCCAAAAAGTGTTGGATAGTTTCATGCATTGCAGAACCAAAGATTGTGTGAATGTTACCAGAACTTTCACCTAACTTATCAATATAGTTGAGTTTATATTGTTGTGGACATGAACTCCACATATTATACTGAGAAAAAGATACTCTACCCATAATTTATATAGCTAATATACGAAAAATATTTGAGAAATCCAAATTAAATGATACTTTTTTTAAGGGCATTTCTTTCAAGAAAAATAGTACAACTCCATCGTGCACCATCTGTTATGGGAGTTACCCAATGAAGTTTTCCTTGGTCGAATATAGTGGCGTTTCCAATCTCTTGATTTACTTTAATATCTTTGGTATCATTTACCCATAACTCACCACCATTATATTCAGATATTTCACTAAATTGTATTAGTATTGTGTAATATCTAGCTCTGATTATATCTTTTTTGTTATCTGATAATACATCATCAATATGTGGTTTGAATTCGAAACCTTTTAAATATTTTTGTAATATAAATTCATGTCCTAAATTAATAACAGGTAGTTTTAATTCTTGTAACCAGGTCATGATTCTTTCTGAAATCCAATTATATTCTTTAGAATTTTCCCACTGCAAGTGTTGTGCTAAATTATGTCCTCCATTTGGGTCGTGTTTTCCATCATTAACACTTGGATGATATGTACCGATGACTCTATCATCTAATTGAGTTACATAATCTCTTATTTTTAGTACCTCATCTTTTGTAAATAAAACTTTTTGATGCAGCATTATTTATTCATTGCCTTCCATTCAGGACTTCCGATTTTTGGTTTGATTGATTTTTCAAAATCCATCCCATTAATATCTTTTAAACTTGTACCCCTTAGTTTATCTAATAAACCATTTTGGCCAATCATTACTTCTTTTTGATGGTACTCATAAAATTGTGATTCTGGTCTTTCTGCAGTATAGTTTATCATAGATTCTAATCTATTAATTACTGCTGGATGTTTAAACTTACCAACTAACTTATTAAGGTATTGTAAAACTTTTTTCTTATCGTATTGAGGTAAGTGTTTTAAAGATGCTCGGAATGGTGCCCATGCAAAATACCAATCGATTTGAGATTCATCTGTAATATGACCACCATCCATCATAAATTGATAAAAATCCCACATATGGTAAACATTATAAACTGTAGTGGTATATTGAAAATTATAGTTATAACCTATGTTTTCATCATGCGATGCACCTGGATTAAAGTATTTTCTAATTTCTTTTAAGTTTTTAATAAAGGTATCATGTTTGAAACCTGTTCTTTGATACTCACCTACTTTACCAACACCATCACAAGATATAGATAAAAATACTTTAATAAAATCAAACCAGATATCCAAAAAGTTATATTTTTCAAATCTTAGAACTGATAGGTTTGTGTTATAGTGAATTGATAAATCTTTTTTGTTTATGTAAGTTTGTAATTCATCATCCCAATATTCTCTTGTTGCACCAATAGTTTTATGTAAGTGATTCAAAGTTTCAGAATGTTCGGGCATTATCAAAGGTTCACCTCCTGCAAAATACCAACTTTTTACATTCTTAATGTGTGGTTTAAGTTTATCAACTATATTTGAACAAACTTTTACTACTGCTGTATTTTCTTTGTACCACTTATCTTTATCAAAATCTTTATCTTGTGAATGTTGTTCTACTAAAGGTTGGTCTTTATACCATGCAGAAGAGAATGTATGGTTACACATTCTACATTTAAAGTTACATAGATTTGAAAAACGAATATCAACATGCTGTAAATCGGTTGTTACTGAATAATCTTCATTAACAAGAGGCATTTTCCACAGAGAGTTTGAGTTAAAAGATTTTCTTGGTGAATGTTCTCCTCTATCTTCTCTTTCGTAACAAACATTACACGCAGGATGTCTTTCACCCTCTTCCATTGTTTTTCTTAACTCTTTCATTTGAGGTGAGTTAAAAACTTCATCAACTGAGGAATCTCTTAAAGAAAGTTTTTCTTTGAATCCACCTGCAATACAACATGGTTTTACTTCACCATTTGGTTCAGCATATAAGTGGATATATGGAAGGATACAACTCGTACAAGACATTAAACTTTTAGTTTTAACTTAGTTATTTCTTTTTTATCAATACCATACTTTTCACATATGGATTTAATTGATTCTCTACCTTCTCGTGTAGAGTATAGGATTTCAGCGTATTCTTCTGCATGTCTTGATGAACATTGAAAATCTTCTTTGATTAAATCAATCATCCAAGATTCATATCTATTCGTCTTTTTTCCTTTGACATATCTAAGATAGTGTCTACCTTTTGGAAGTAATCCTATATAAGCTAAGTATAACTGTTTGGGTGTGAGTTGTTCTGTATATGGTTGTAGGTCTGATAATACCTCAATCCAATCAGAGTTCATAGAAAGAAATCTATGAATCATATAATTACTCCAAGTTTTCAAATCATCCTCTTCAAGTTTATCAAAATAATTAGGGTCTTGAAATTGTGTAATTGCCTTTATATGGTCAAACAAAGTTTTTGCCATCTGTAAATAACTCTTTTATCCTTTTTTTGAAATTGTTATATCCTTTTTTAGCGTTCTCTTCCCACTTTGAGGAATCTCCATCATCACTAACCCATTTAAATGAGTATAACAATTTATTATAATTATTACAAACCTGAGCAATTGAATACAATTCCATATCCACTATATCACAAGTTTGAATCATTTCTAAATATTTTTTGGCGTAATCAGTTCTATTCTTATCGTAAAACTGGTCTGTTGAAAAGCACTTGATATCTGATTTACCTTGTAGTTTCAAAGAACCCAATCCATGAAAAGGAGTATGTCCATATTCTGCAAAGGGTCTTACATCTATATTATTAAATACTTCGCCAACTGTAAGTACTTCTCCTATTTTATAATCTTTTAAATTACCACAAGAACCAAAATTGATTACACAATCGGGGTCATACTTTTCAATTAACCTCGTTGTGTTCATAGCAGCATTTATTTTACCCACTCCTATAATGTGAATCTTACTTCCAAATATTTCAAACTCATTGTGTTCTAAATCGGTTGCAGATAAAAATAAATACTTACTCATATGAAATCAAACTCTTTACATCGTATCCATTGTAAAGACCAATATCTACTAAAACCAATTTATCAATAATTTGTAAACCATGTAATCTACACAAATCAGTTGCTGCATCAATCGTACCACCAGTAGCAAGTACATCATCTACGATAACACAACTACCTAAATCGTGTTGAGGAAGTATTGCCATTTCTAATTCATCTCTACCATACTCTAATCCATACTCTACTGAATTAATATCTTCGTTTGGTAGTTTACCTTTTTTACGAATTATCCTAACACCACCACCAAAGTGAAACGCAAGTGCTGATGCAAATAAAA